GATGGCGAGGCAGAGGCACTGTATGCTGTCGATGGTAAGATACAGTGGTTCTGTAATGAGTGTGGTGCTGAGTGGTTAGAAGAACCAGTATTGTATGAAGTAGTAACTAGGCAACAGCAGTGGATGCTAGAAAACTATGGTGAGGAATGATAGCAGTAGGTGTAGCAGGTATCATTGCTATGTGGCTAGTCATACTAGCAGGTAGTGCCAGTGACCATGAACAACTGATAGGTCTACAGCTAGTAGTAATGCTAGCAGTTATAGCAGTAATCAGTGCTGGCGTGGCTGTAACATATTAAACAATGTAAAGGGGGTCTTATCTTGGATGTAACTTTAGAAACAGACAAAGACCTGTTTGAACGACAGCTTGAACTAGAGACAGAGATGCTAACAGGTGGTATCCAGCGTTTCAGGAAGGCTAGAGACAGGTCAATAGATAGAGGTATGGAATCCCACACGGCACATGGTAGAGCCATCGTGTCAAGGATTGTAGACACAGTAGCAGATGGGTTGAGGGAATACCTAGACAACCCAAGCAACAAGTCCAGAGACATTGCGTGGAAGCGCATCAAGGATATGGACGTAGAACAAGTGGCATACCTGTCAGTGGTATCGCTAGTCGATAGCATCAGCAGGAAGAACACACTGCTTTATGTGGCGCGTACCATTGGTGCTAACGTAGAGATACAGGACAGGCTTGAGCGATGGATACACAGCGAGGGTGACGTAGCTAAGAACACCATCAAGCAAGCAATGAAGAAAGCCTATGGTGCTAGACGCTATGGCCTGACCAACAAGATGAACAAGGATGGGTACAAAGAGAGCGAGTGGCAGAAGTCAGAGCGTGTGCATGTTGGGTTCAAGATGGTTGACCTCATCATCCAGCACACAGCTATTGTAAAGCTGGACACACAACAGACAGAGCGTAAGCGTAGGGCTACCTATGTCATACCTACTGAGGGTACGCTTGAATGGATTACTGCTTTCAACGAATACATAGAGACATCAAGGCCACGTTACCTACCCTGCATCATACCACCTAAACAGTGGACAGATGTGCGTGGTGGTGGGTATCATGGTCACGACATTGACGAGCTACCAATAGTGAGGCGCAAATGAGCTTGAAGAAACATCTGAATCGGTTGGGTACTCAAGACCTGACACAAGAGTACGCCTGTCTCAATGCTTTGCAGGACACAGAGTGGCGCATCAATAAGAATGTACTTGACATTATCCGTAATCTGTGGGATAACGGACAGGAATGGGGCAAGCTACCAGCGAAGGAAGACACACCACTACCAGTGTATCCCTTTGGTAAAGAGCCTGACGAGATGACTGATGGAGAGAGGGAAGAGTTTCGTGCGTGGTCACGCAAGCGTAATGCTATCTACTCCCAAAACAACCGTAGCGTGAGCAAGCGCATACAAGTGGAGCGAACACTACAGATAGCAGAACAGTACGCTAAGTACGACAGGTTCTACTATGTGTGGCAGAATGACTTTCGTTCACGCAAGTATGCAAGCAGCACGTTCCTCTCTCCTCAGTCAGCAGATTGGAGCAAGGCTCTGTTAGAGTTTGGCTACCCTGTTAAGATTAATAATTGGGATGACGCACGTTGGCTGTGCATACATGGTGCTAACCTGTATGGTAACGACAAGGTAAGTCTTAACGACAGAGAACTGTGGGCGTGGGACTTTGCAGAAGAAGCACACAGGATTGTTGACAACCCATACGACAACCAGTTATGGTTGGAAGCAGACAAGCCTTATCAATTCCTAGCGTGGTGCTTTGAGTTGTCAGCCCTTGTCAAACAGGGGTGGGGGTTTGAGACACGCCTACCTGTGTCAGCAGATGGGTCATGTAATGGACTGCAACATCTGTCAGCCATCCTACTGGATGAGCAGGGAGCTAGGGCAACTAACCTTGTACCATCTGACCTACCTCAAGACATCTACACAGAGGTAGCAGAGGCTACAATCGCCAGTATCAAGGCAGAGGATACAGAGCTAGGGCGTAAGTGTCTTGCCTTTGGTATCGACAGGAAGCTAGCCAAGCGTCCTGTTATGATTGTACCCTACAGTGGTACACGCCACGCCTGTCGTGCCTATATTGAGGAAGCTATCAACGACAAGATCAAGGATGGCACACCCAATCCGTTTGGTGATGACCTCTTTGAAGCTAGCAATTATCTAGCTGGTCATGTGTGGGATGCTATCAGCAGTGTGATTGTATCAGCACGTAAGGTCATGGACTATGTAAAGAATGTTGCAGATGTTTACGCACAGATGGGACAGCACATGGAGTGGGTCACACCAACTGGTTGGGTTGTACTACAGCAGTACAGCCAGACACAACAGAAGCGCATCAAGACTCACATCAATGGTGAGGTGGTATCACTATCCTTTCCTAAGGAGAAAGAGAACACAGTACACAGGCACAGGACAGGGCTGGGTGCATCACCTAACTTTATCCACAGCCTAGATGCAGCAGCAATGACCAAGACTATTAACCAAGCCTCCAAGCTAGGCATCCACGACTATGCAATGGTGCATGACAGCTACGGCACACACAGTAGCATGATGCCATTGCTTAGTGAGGTACTGCGCGAAGAGTTTGTTAAGATGTATGAACAGCATGATGTGTTGACAGAGTTGAGACAACATGCTATCATAACACTAGGCACTGAGGATGTACCTCAACCACCTTCTTGTGGCAGCCTAGACCTACGTAACGTATTGAAATCAGACTATTTCTTTGCCTGATTTCTAAAGTTACAACCTAGCCAATCGGCAAAAACGTAGCAATCAAGGAGTAACATATGAGTGATATGATTGTATTGAAGGGAACAGCATTGTGGGCAAAAATATTTCAGCCTGACAATCGTTTCGTAAAACCTCACGGTGAGTATTCTACACAGGTACTTGTCCCTGAGGCAGAAGCAGCAGAAGTTTGTGAACAACTGGAAGCAATGGTTGATGCCAAGTTTGCAGAAGTTGTCAAGGATAAGCCAGCACTCAAGGCTACCCTGTCCAAGCGTCCTGTTACAGAACCACACGTAGACGACAGAACAGGTGAGCCGACAGGCAACCTTGTGTTCAAGAGTAAGTGCCTCGCTGTCGTTGAAAGCAAGACAGGTCAGACCTACGCGCAGAAGCCATCAGTGGTGGACTCCAAGCGTCAGCCTATGGCTGGCAACCAGTTAGTAGGTAATGGGTCTACCATCAAGGTAGCAGTGGAGCCTATCCCCTACTACATGGCAAGCACCAAGCAGGTAGGTGTATCACTACGCCTCAAGGCTGTGCAGGTTATTGACCTGAAAGAACATAACAAGTCTGCATCATCTATCTTCGATGACGAGGATGGCTTTGTAGCAGAGGCAGTACAGAAAGACGATGCTGCTGATGTGTTCGATGACCACGATACTTCTTCGGCTGGTGCAGATGAAGGGGACTTTTGAAGAGGCCGTGCTTTCTGACTTAGATAGTAGAGGCGTTCCATATATGTATGAGCCAGACAAGCTGGCCTATTACGTGGAACGTCACTACATCCCTGACCTAAAGCTAGGTACTATGATAGTAGAACTGAAGGGGTACTTCAGGCAAGACAGCCAGCGTAAGATGAAGGCAGTGAAGGCACAGTACCCCGACATGGATGTACGATTTGTATTCCAGAAGGCCAGTGCTACTATTCAGGGAGCTAAGAAGAGGAAGGACGGTACTAAAATGACATGTTCAGAATGGGCAGACCGTAATGGTTTTGTTTGGGCAGAGGGTACTATACCAGAGGAGTGGTTGAAATGAGTATCATCGAAGTACAAGAGGAACTTGTATCGGCAGTTGATTTGAACGTAGACTTGACAACAGATGGCTTGCGTGTCTCAGTATACATTGATGACGTAGAGGTGCATGACTTTGTAGCCTACGACACCATTGCTTATACGCTAGTGGCAGAGCGAGACAAGTATCCTAACGAGATTCTTGAACGTATCCTTCGGGAGTTTAAGAACATGGCAGACATATTGGAGCAAGCAGTAGATGAATCAGGAGAGTGAGTTTATCAGGCATGAGTCCTGTCCTCACTGTGGTAGTAGTGATGCCAATGCCTTATACGCAAATGGTAATCACTACTGCTTCTCTTGTCAGACGTTCACTAAAGCAGACGATGAACAAGGAGTGATTGCAGTGACAACACAGAAACCTAACACAGCGTTCCTACCTATAGATACGGTAGCGTTAAACAAGAGAAAAATTACTGACAAGACTGCGAAGCATTGGCAGTATGGACTAAGCACTTACAAGGGTACTAAGGTACAGGTAGCAAACATGTACGACAGGGCTGGCACTCTGCAAGCTCAGAAGGTACGCTTCCCTAACAAGGACTTCACAGTTGTAGGTGACATCAAGAAGATTGGACTGTATGGTGAACACCTCTGTCGTGATGGTGGCAAGATGATTACCATTGTTGAAGGCGAGTTGGATGCCCTCTCTGTTAGTCAATGTTTTGACAACAAGTGGCCTGTGGTATCTGTACCTCAGGGCGTACAGTCAGCAAAGAAGTCAGTAGCTAAGAGCCTTGAGTGGCTGTGTAACTACGATTCCATCATCATTATGTTTGACAATGATGAACATGGTCAGGCTGCTTCCCTTGAGGTAGCTAACATCCTACCACCCAACAAGGCTAAGATTGCGAAGCTTCCCCTCAAGGATGCGAGTGACATGGTACAGGCTGGACGACAGGCTGAACTGGTTGATGCAGTGTGGGGTGCTAAGACATACAGACCTGATGGTATCCTAGCTGGTACTGATGTGTGGGACATCGTGATTGCTAACGATGACAAGGATTCAGTAGCCTACCCATACGTGGGTATCCAAGAGAAGACAGGTGGCTGTCGTAAGGGTGAGATTGTCACAGTGACTGCTGGCTCTGGCATTGGTAAGTCACAGTTGGCACGTGAGTTTGCCCACGCCTTTGTAAAAGAAGGGCAGACACTAGGATACATTGCACTTGAGGAGAACGTAAAGCGTACTGCTCTTGGCCTTATGTCGTTGGAGTTGAACAAGCCCCTGCACTTGAGGCAGACTGATGTGCCAGAGGAGGAGTTACGCCATGCTTTTGACGCTACCGTTGGATCAGGTAGAGTATATCTTTATGACCATTGGGGTTCTACTGATAGCGATAACCTGCTGTCCAAGATACGCTACCTTGTTCGTGGTTGTGGGTGTGATTATATTATACTTGACCACATTAGTATTGTTGTTAGTGGTTTAGAGGGTGGTGATGAACGCCGACTTATTGACAACACCATGACTAGACTACGTGCGCTGGTTGAGGAACTAAACTGTGGTCTGATACTGGTATCCCACCTACGCAGACCATCAGGTGATAGAGGCCATGAGGATGGCGCACAAACTAGCATGTCACAACTACGTGGTAGTGCTGCCATTGGTCAGCTAAGTGACATCGTAATAGGGCTGGAACGCAACCAGCAAGACACAGATAATGCGAACATCAGTCAGGTCAGGGTTCTAAAGAACAGATGGTCAGGCGAAACTGGATTATGTTGTTCACTAGAATACAGCTTGGAGACAGGCCGTATGGTAGAGACAATCTTCGATGATGAAGAGGTAGACGACATAGAATTTTAGCTACTGCGGAGACAGAGCATGGATTTAATATTCGACTTAGAAGCAGACAACCTACTTGACGATGCCACAGTAACGTGGTGTATCGTGGCTAGGGATGCTGACACAGATGAGGTACACACCTTTGACCCCAACAATATCAAGGATGGGCTAGCCTTACTTAGCCAAGCCGATACACTCATTGGTCATAACATCATTGACTATGACCTGCGCCTTCTCAAGAAGTTGCATGGCTTTGAGTATCATGGCAACATCGTTGACACGTTGGTATACTCTAGAACTATCTGGCCTGACGTTAAAGAGATTGACTTCAAGCTAAACAAGAAGGGTACTTTCCCTCAGAAGTTGATAGGAAGTCACTCGCTCAAGGCGTGGGGCTACAGACTAGGAGAATTAAAAGGTGATTTCAATACTGGCAGCGAGAGCTTTGCAGCATACACCACTGAGATGCTCGACTACTGCATCCAAGACTGTGCTGTTACAGAAAAGCTTTATCGTAAAATTATGGAGAAAAATTTCAGCCAAGAGGCACTAGACCTTGAGACTGAGATACACACATTGCTTCTACATCAGCAGGAA